CTATTCTTGAAATGTACGAGTGATAACAGCTGCTTGATAGCTCAACAATTGAATATCACCGTATTTTTCAATTTCTTTGTCTGTGTGTATAGCTTTATTAATAATATTTTTATCACGAGCTTTTTTAAGTAATGCCCGAATTTCTGCACGACCCGTCGAAGTTAAGAAGTCTATTTGTGTTGCCTCCTTTAATATGGGCTGCTTATTAAGTGCATCTAATGCACTTTGCACACGCCCCTTGAAGCTTTCCCAACGATTTTCATCCAAAATTCGATGCGGGCAATATTTGCCGCTCCAATCTTGATGCTTTTTAATACGTTCTACACCCCAACCAAACTGTTTTAATAATGTCGCAATATAATGTACAGCATTTTCCTCGGCTGCTTCATAACGAGCTCCACCACTTTTACTATAGCAAATTTCAATGCCAATGGATTTACGATTTCCATCACCTTGTCCATCACCGCAATGCCAAGCATTGCGATTAAATGGCAGGCACTGGATTACCTCTCTATCATCAATTGCCACATGATAACTAATTTGATTGTCATTACGATTGTGGTAAATCACCTCATTATATGCCGATGCATCATTGGCAGTGTTATGCACCGTAATATAATTAGCTGTCATAGGGAATGGTGATTTGAGCGAGTATTTGTTGATAGGCAATAAGCTTTGTTTGAACACATAACTCATTTTCCATTATCCTCCTCTGTTTTTTCTTTAACAATCGCTAATAAATTTTGGACAAACTTGGGCATCCACAGCCCCATTTTCGTACCATTTTCCGTGATAGAAATAAATTCTAACACACAAAATGCAACAGTAGCTCCATCACCTGCATACTCAATTCCAGGTATTACAAGTGCAATCAAATACACAGACGCAACCAACATTAAATAATATATTTTCCTAATAATACCATTAAATCCTACACGAGAATTTAATGATTGGTTGATAGCGGCTTGCATGAGCCCCGTCACATAATCCAAAGCCATAAGCGCAATGAGCACAGTAACAGCCATACCTAAGCCGCCTACTAAATAAGATACGATTGCTCCAACAGCCCCACTAATGAACGCAATATATTTTTCCATTTGAACACTTCCTTTTTTTAATAACAAAAAGGACACGTCTGTTGACGCGTCCTTTGAGGATTTTTGGTTATTGATTGTTTAGGGTCATTGCTCAGTTAAAAAGCCACCACCTGAATCGTCAAGAATCTCTTTTACGTCTGATTGTAAAGATGTAGGTACTTCGTTGAATGCAGTTTTACCAAAAATTATACGTTGCATGAAAAATATTGCCATCATGTTCCCATCCCCTTTCAAATACAAAAAATCCATTCAAAAAAACGCATCATTCATATACTTTTCATTGCAATTTCTCAAATCAAGTCCTCCATGAATTCAATGCGCTCTGCATTCGCTTGATTTTGTAATTTTAATAACTTATTTTCTTGTTCCAATTGTTCTAATGTTATCCCTTGTTCATCAAATGCTTGTCCATCTGCTAACGTAAAGCCCTCGAAGTCCAAAATGCCTCTAAATTCAAATACAACATTATTTGATACATAACCAACAATACTATCAGCATTTTTCACAATGCGTTCCGCTTCGTAGGTTTCTTCTTGAAAATATAATATCTTCATTAGCGTATAGCACCTCCGTTAACCGCTGATTGCATAACGTCTCCAACAGGCTGTGTGCCCGCTTTACCAATAGTACTGTTTTCCCTAGCTGTAATTCCTGTTCCATTCCCAGCTCCAGTATTATTTACTGAATAGACTTTTGAGTTAAGACCTGACCATATTCCATATAGTCCATTACTTATATTACAGCTATTAATCATAACATTTGATGAGTTGACACTAACTGTTGTTATTGCTTTAGTTATACTATCTAAGGTTAGATTTGATAACATAACTTCAATGCATCCTCGAATTACAATTGGTGCAGAACTTGAATTACTAATGAAAATCGCACCTGAAACCACTGTTCGACAAAGTAGTTGATTCATGTTTATACTTTTTATATTAACTGCACCACTTGATGTTTCAAGCATTAACATTCCGTTTTGAAAATGAGAAAGATATACTGTTTCATCATACGTTCCTGCATCAATAGTGATGGTTATATTTTTTCCGCCAAGATTTTTCATTAGACTTTGCACTGCGGATGTTATAGTTTGAAAGTCTTTATCAACACCGACTGTAATAGTTTTATCCGACAATTCTGCATGTCCATAAATAGGATTATAATTGTCCAAATGCTCAGCAAATTGCCGCTCTACCTCACCTATTTTTTCATCCACATATTTACGACTAGCAATAATAATGGAAGGGTCAATTGACAGCTCAACAATATCAGCGTTATTCGTCTCAATCACAAAATGAATTAANTTTTTCATCCACATATTTACGACTAGCAATAATAATGGAAGGGTCAATTGACAGCTCAACAATATCAGCGTTATTCGTCTCAATCACAAAATGAATTAATATTTCTTCCGCTGTACCTTCANTTAATTGNGGCTTATANTTCTCTGGATACTGCCCAACAGCAATTAATTGGTTTTGGTCATCGAATACACCTATTTCCCGGATAGTAAAACCACCAGCAGTGGTTGGGATAACACCATCAACGATAATTCGATTNAACAGCAATTAATTGGTTTTGGTCATCGAATACACCTATTTCCCGGATAGTAAAACCACCAGCAGTGGTTGGGATAACACCATCAACGATAATTCGATTTTTATTAGTTGGGTCAATTGTTACATTTGCAACTGGTTCACGCCATACCTCATTAACTAATGCACTTTGATTCTGAGTCGGTATATAATGAGCACCGTTTCCATCTCCTAGCGCAATATACTCTAAACCAACCTTCGTTTGGGTNGCTTGCGCATTTGCAATTTGTGCCAAACCACTATTCGTTATAATTGTTCCATATTGTGCCATAATATCATTCCTTTCATTTATTTAGATATTATTTTTATANNNTATAAAAAACGTAAGACAACCCCTCAAATAGGGAATCTTACGTTTTATTTAATGGAATAAAGCATTTAATCAGCTTATTATTTTTGTTTATATTACTACACATTTGGGGACTATTGGACAAGATTGTTCCAATTATTCACTCCTAGAATATCCGCGAAAGCTCGAACTGTATTTTCTTGAGCTTTTCGACTTCCATTCTTATATTCTTCTATAACTTTTCGTTTTGGATAGCCATTGCTGGAAAGCTTTAGTAACGCGTCATAATACTCATCTTTAATATTGTAATTGCGCATAAACATTCCCTCCTTATAATTTAATTTATTATCGGCTATAAGGAGCTATTTTTAATATAAAAAATAACGCTAGCTTATGCTGCGTTTTCATCGACAGTCGGTTCATCTCCCCAGACAGCCATTATTGCATTAACCTGTGCTTGCGGTAACTCATTAACAATTTGTTGTCGACCACTATTGTTGTTAATATAAGCCCTACGCCACAGCTCACCAATCGGATATTGTTGTCCTTGATAATCAATATAAGTTTGCTTGCTTACACTCACGTTATCTTGATTTAAGTTATCCAGTGTGTACTTTTCAATCACACCAATCTCTCCCTCTCTTTAATTTGTATAATACATTCCCGTTATAATCAGCTCGGAATTAGCATAAACAGCAGATTCGTAGATGCCCTCATGAGATATTTCTTCTCCCGATACTATTAAAGATGTTATTCTAACTGCCGTCTCTCCACTTTGTGTTACAGGTGTGAAGTTTGTAAAATGACTACTCATGTTTTTGACTTTGATACTACCTACAGCATCCGCACTACTAATCACGTAAGGTAGTCCGTGTAGGATCAAGGCAAATGGTCCCGGAGGCTTGTTCGTGACAATTAACTTTAAACTATAGCTGACCAACCTATCTATTTTTACGTAGTGTCCCTCGCTCAAATATTGCAATCCCTCAGGGCCTATGAGGTATGGAGTAAATATTCCTGTTTCATAGTTTTTCGAGGCGATACTCCCCATTCCATGTGGTCTAACTACATCAGTCGCTTTTTTGTCCAAATGCTCAATAAACCGTTGCTCTATATTTTCTACTTTTTCATCCACATATTTACGACTAGCAATAATAATGGAAGGGTCAATTGACAGCTCAACAATATCAGCGTTATTCGTCTCAATCACAAAATGAATTAA